GGAGGCTGGCCGTGTACGCCAGCCCGATATGCACGTCCAACGCCGCGTGGCCCAGAGTGACCGCGCCGGACGCGACCGTCTGGCTCGCTTCCACGCTGCCGTCGGCCAGGATGCAAACTTCCTCGCCTTCCAGGTGGGTTAGGCCGGAGAAGGTGCGCGCGCCCTTGGCAACCGTGCCGCCGGCGGTGTAGGCAGCGAACGCGCTGCCGTCAATAGCCTCACCGCTCAGGTTCTGGAGCGTGAAGCTGTACCGCGCCGAGTTGGCGACCTTGAACCAGCGACCGTTCAGTTCCGTCATGCCTTCGATCTCGGCGATGTAAACCTCGTCGCCGTCGTTGAAGTAGTGGCGGGTAACGGTGCCGATCAGGACGGGGTTGGCGGCGGTGGCCGAAGAGATGTCAATGCGCGTCGCGTTGGCGGACAGGCAAGAATCGCAGTAGATCGCCGAGCCCCAGTCAACGGAGCGCGCGGCCAGCCGCTCCAAGTAGCGCACGGCCACGCCGCCGACGGTGCGCTTGACGATGAAGTAGAGATCGTCCGTGGTGTCCCCGGGCAGACAGGCCACGCTCTCCACGTCGCCGGCGGTGGTGTGGCGGGTCCAGGCCCACACCTCTTGCTCCTTCAGGTAGGTGAAGGCCAGCAACGCGCCGTCGCTCATCGCCACCCACACCAGGCTGTCCGGGTGCGCCTGATAGGCCCAGGCCACCACCGATCGGCCCTCGAACATATGCGGGACCATGATCGTCAGGTCCGCCGCCGGCGCCATCTGCTGGTAGGGCGACTGCGCCATCAACTCGCGGACCACGCCGCCGTTGCGCTCGACGAACAGCACCGTGTCGCCGATGACCAGCGGCGGGGTGTAATCGCAGCCGCGATAGCCCTGAACGCGGAACTGGATGGACGACGGGGTAAGCGCTTCGCTGGAGTCGCCGTGGCCGACGTTCCACTCGGAGCCGGCCGTCAGCAGCAGGAGCTTGTCCACCGGCACCATATGCCGGATCGCGTCCATCGTCCGCGACGCCAGGGTGGCGGTGATCGCGTCGTTGTCGGCCAGGGGCAAACTCACCCCGAAATTGACCAGTTGCCCGGAGCGCGAAGTCCAGACCGTGGTCGGCTTGTTGTTCGTCCGGGCGAACACCAGCCGCTGCTCGAAGATCGCCACCGAGCCGGGGTAATCGTCCGCGCCGGCGAACGGGTTGGCGAACGTCTGCGGGCCGCTGTCCGTGGCCTCGCCGATGTAGTCGTCAACCGCCCAGGGCTGCGGCACGTTCAGAATCCAGCCGAAGTAGCCGCGGGACTCCTTGTAGATGTTGAACGACACGCCGGCCATGAACTGCACGTAGTAGTCGGCCTTGCCGTCCGGGTCGGTGCTATCGCTCAAGCGGACGTAGAGCGTGTCGAAGCCCAGGGTGTCATTGTCGCCCCAGCCCCAGGTGCCCGCCGCCAAGGTGCCCAGGTCGCCGGCAGTCAGCGCCACCTTGTTCGCCCACACCGCCGCCGGCTCGGCAATCGCCGGGTCGCCGTCGGCGGTCGTCGTCAGGTAGTACTCGCTGGTGCCGCTGCCGCTGGCGGCCCACTTCCAGGTGCCCGAGAGCACCAGCGGGTTCCACTTCAGGTTTACCCGCGCGCCGCTCGCCCAGGGGCTGTCAATCGTCTCACTAACCGCCGCGGACGGCAGCGACTCGTCGCCGTTATCGCCGACTTCGCTCACTTCGTACTGAATGACGCGCGTCGTGCTGCCCGGGGACTTGCTGTAATCGGCGTCCACCGAAACCGGCGCCGCCGTCGTGGGGGCGAACGCCAACTCGGAGAAGGTCCACAGATGGTGGTCGGTGCGGACCAGTTTCTGCGGAGGGTATGAAGGGTGCGCGAAGAAGAGGGTGTCCGCGCTCTGCACGAAGTTCAACAGCGCCAGGTCGGCATAGGCGAACGGGGAGACGATCTCCACCACCGTGCCCGCCGACGGGTGCCCCACGGGGTAAATCACCAGGGCGCCGTCCTTGATGATCCGCATTTTCAGCGCGGTGAACTCCAGCATGTAGGTCTGGACGGTGGAGAACTCGAAGGGGATCAGCCGTCCCGGCCCCAGCGCCGCCGCCACGTAGACCGTGCCCGGCCGGTTGGAAACGCCCCCGTGCCGGTGGACGAAGAAGTTCTCCAAGAGCGCGGCGCCGACCATGTACTTGGCGAGGTCAACGCGCCCGGCCAGCGACGGCGCCAGTTCACCGGCGGCAAACGAGGGCTGGATTACCCTTGGCACGGCCTACCTCCGGGCGTCAATGAGCGACGTGTCCTTGGTCAGCGGCACCTGGTTCTCCTGGCGGTTGGCGGCGTTCGCCTTCACCAGTTCGATCTGGTATGACTGGTAACAGCGGTTGCTCACCGATTCGCTGGCCGACAACGGCAGCGCGATCTCGAACGCCAGGCGCCAGGCCAGGGTGCTGACAAAGAGTGGGTCGAACTTCGCCGTTTCGTCTTCGTCGTAGACGTACTTCGCGACCACCGTCTCTTCGTCGGTGTAGAGGTACTTCGCCTCGCGAATCTCGTATTCCAGGGCCTCCAGCGCCGCCGCCGGTTGGATGAACTTCAGCAGCTTCAGGCACTTGGTCGGCAACTGGAAGACGTAGGCGTAGTCACCGTCGTCCGGGGTGATAGCCACCGTCGCCAGGGTCGCCGTCCGGATGCTAAAATTCCACTCGGCCTCACGCAACACCGCCTGCCGGGTCAGGTCGTAGAACTCCCGACAGACCCGCGCTTCGGTGCTGGCTTCGGTAAGCTCTTCGATGGTGTCGTTGTGCCCGATCCGCCGCAACGCCAGGTTGCAGATGTTGACGATGGACGCCATAAGCGCCCCCTTTCCGGCGGGTTAGAGCGAGCGCTTCGCCGTGGCGCGGGCGAGCGCGTGTTCCGCCCGCTTCGCCTCGTAGGCCGCCATGTACGCCTTGTCGTCCTCGTAGCGCTTGCCGTCGGGCCGCGCGAAGTGCAGCAGCCAGGTCTCCGTGCCGTCCACGGCCATGTTGATCGTCATGCCCTCTTCGACGAACCCGCGCACCGGCAAGACACAGGACCGAATCGCGACCAGTTCCGTGGGCTTGAGGTTTGCCATTGCCTGCTCCCTTGTGGTTGAGGAACCGGCGGGGCGGCCGGCTGGCCGCCCCGCCGAGTTGAGGTTTAGAGCGCCACGGTGAACTTGTTGGAGTCCCCGCCTTCGGCGTCGCTGAGCCAGGCGTCGCACTTGCCGGCGCTCATCGCACCGGTGTTGACGGTGTAGACCACCTTCAGGTACCGCAACACGCCGCTGGGCAGCGGGATGCCGTCCTTGCCGGTGATCTTGTACCCGGCGACCAGGGTGCCGACCGCAATGGCCGCCGCGCTGGTCCACAGGGTCGTGTAGGAACCGCCGACCGTCGCGCAGGTCTGGATCGTGACCGTCAGGGTGCCGCTCGCGCTGGTGGTGAACGCCGTGTTCACCTGAACGTGGACCACGCCGCGCTTGACGAGCGAGTCGCCATTCGCGCCGAGGTCCAGGATGTTCGTCGAGTCGTTGGCCGTCTGGGTCGCGATGGCCTGGGCCGCGCTGAACTCTTTCAGGATGCTGAAGATAGCCATGGTGTGAGTCCTTTTGTTGGTGGTGTGGGTTGGCTGACGATTAGCTGATCGCCGCTTCGGCCAGCGACAACTGATCGCTGACCCGAACCGGCGCGCCGTTGAACGCCAGCACCTGCCGGCCCGCCAGGTTGTCCAGGGACAGATACACGTTGTCCTTGGACAGCATCTGGAGGCGGAGCATGGTGCGGACGCGCGGGTGCATGTACCAGACCTTGCGCCCGCCGTTCGTCTTGATACGCTCGTCCAGCTTGATCATCAACTTCACCAGGTCGGCGGCCGAGCTTTCGGCCTCCAGGTTGGTGATGTCAATGTTGCAAATGCGCCCGACGCTGCGCCAGTCACGGACGCAGAGGCCCAGATCCCACTTGTACTTGGTGACGTAGGCCTGGAAGTCGCCGGGGTAGTTGGTCGTGTCGAGGGAGGTCGTGAGAATCTTGCCCAGGTTCTGGTACTGCAACCCGACGTTGCTGCCCTTCGGGTACAGCCCGTGGCAGGCTTCGGCGCCCCAGCACACGCACCAGATGCTGGTGTTGACGCTGGCGGCACCGCTGCCGGACAGGATGTTGTAGGTCGCGAGGGTGTTGGTCAGGGCCGGGGCCGCGTTGTAGCGGATGTGCAGCCCGTTGAACCGCTGCGGGTAGGCGCCGGTGTCACCGTAGAAGATGGTCTGCGCCACCTGCTGGGCCATCGCCTCCAGCCAGGGCTTGTTCTCGGACAGGAGCGCGCCCGCCGGGTCGCTGCTCTTGTCCACCGCGTCGCAGTCCACCTTCGGGAGGGCTTCGAGCATCCCGCAGGTGTCGCTCACCTGGGCGGTCGTGCTCTTGCCGGACGGCACACCGCCGTACAGCTTGCGCCAGGTCGCGGTCGGGAGACCCGTCCGCACGGTCGTGATGTTCGTGGTGCCATCGTTGCACTCCATGTAGTGCAGGTCGTCGAGCACCTCGTTGGTCTGGTTCAGGAGTTCGACAATCCGGTCAATCCGGCCGTCCGGATTCTGCCGACGGGCAAAATCCACCAGGTCAATGTTGTTCGTTCCGACAGTAGCCATGAAAAGAGCCTCTTTCGTTGTTGGGTTAGGACTTCTTCACTACGTCGCCGAAGAGCACGTCCGCTGTCCGCGCGTCCCGCGGCGGGGCCGAACCGCGGCCACCACCGG